GGATTATATCACTGTAGATGGCTTAGAGCTATATACTGGAAATTTTGGGATTGTATTAGTGACATGTGATCGGTGGATTGTTCAGAACTGTATTTTTAATGCTTCGACTTTTATAGGTGTATACATAGATTGTGGAACACATACAGCCAGAAATAATACTTTTAAAGGTTTGGGAAATACCTCGATAAGTGCTTCTTCGGATGATGATACCAGCAATATTCTTACATTAACTATATATTCAAATATGATATTGAATCCTTCAATTGGAATATATTTGGAGGGTGAGTCTGTAGGTTTTCCAGTTCTTAACTGTTTGGTGTATAACAATACAATAGTTTCACCTTCTACATTTGGAATAACTCTTAAAGGCCATCATGATGGTACAATACTAAAAAATAACATTATAAGTGATCCAGGTGGTTATACTCTTAACGTAGAAGCTAACGCACAGACTAATTTTGTAGCAGATTATAACTGTTACTACGATTCGGCTGGACAGAAATGGAAATGGGGAGCAGATGCAGATGATACCACAATAGCAGATTGGAGAACTGCTACTGGTGACGAAGCAAATAGTATTACAAGTGATCCTAAATTCGTATCAGCCACAGGCCTTACACTACTCCCAACCAGTCCATGCATAGACGTCGGGGCAGATTTAGGGGCATCTTATGACGATGCTTTACTCCCCGGCTCATACTGGCCTGATGGTATCTCAACCGGAGACCAGGACGATTACGGAACCGGATGGGAAATAGGGGCTTACTTATTTTTCTTTGGAACTACCAGATGTTTACTCTTAGATGGAGAAGATGAACATGTAGCAGGATTAGCTATATCTGGTAATCCTTCAATTAGTGATATCACAATAGCTAGATGTGGTAGTGGGGCTATAAGAGTAAGTGGCAGTCCTATTATATATAATTTAGCAATAGATGGTGAAAGTTATGTTGTAGCTGATGAAATTCTACATTCTTATAATTCAGCCTTTCAAGAATCAAAAGCAATTGCACAAGGAGATGGAACTATAACTGATACAGATTGTTTATTCTCTGTAGCTGATTTTGGATTTGTAGATAAGCCTAATGGGGACTTTCATCTACTTACTAGTTCTATCTTAAGAAATGTAGGATATGATACAACTCCATGTGCAGATCCAGATGGTATAACTATATCAGGAGGTGTTGCTCGTGATATAGGAGCTTATGTATATCAGGATAGAGAAGGTTGTGGCCCAGATTCTGTTGGTATGGACTTACTTGGAACTCGTAATGATGATCTTTCAAATAAAATTCTACATTAGATTATTCAAAAATTGAACGGACTTAAAACCTTATGGCTCTTCAAACAATAAGAATAGGTAGTGCAGTAGACATTTACCAGTACGATGATGCAGATTTTGATTCTGGTATTGAAGCATCTGCACCAATATCAGCTGCAGCTCCAGTTAATGCAGATGAAGTATTACGCTTAGGCGATATTGGAGTTACTATCGGAGATGTCTTTGGCCCTGGGGCTTCAACAGATCATGCAGTAGCTCGCTGGGATGGAGTTGGTGGATATACACTCCTGGACAGTTCACTTATAGTACTAGATGATGGGTCACTTGGAATTGGGACTATTCCAACTCATCACATTCATTCTGTCCATGCAGACACTTCTACTGTGTCTGTACAGACTCTTTACACAAATCATTCATTCAGTGGCAACCATCCTGGTGGTGGAGATATAATACAGGTTGGACATTACCTTGGGGTTTCTTCAACTGTAATTGGAGCACAGACAGCAGGTGATCGACATACCTTGCGTGCAGTAGAAATTAACTCTGTTATAGATGCTTCTGGAAATAGCTATGGTCAAATTGGTCTATATATTGATTTAGCTCATACTCATACTACTGATATGAATACATTAGCAGCAATAGTAAATCATTCTGAGTGGAGATCTACTGGAACACTTGTTTATCACTATAGTGTTCGTAATGAGGTACTTAATACTGGCGGAGGAACTATAAGTAATGCTTATGGTGATTCTTGTATTGTTACAAATAGTGGTGCTGGGACTATTGGTATAGCTATTGGTGTCAGAAGTGAGGTTATACAATCCGCTGGAACACTTACAACTGCTTATCTCTTTTATGGAATATTCTCTGGCACAATCGGAACTGCTTGGGGAATTTATTTAAGTGGTTGTACTTTAAATTATCTTGATGGAAGATTAGGTGTTAACATAGTTGCACCAGCAGCTCAAGTCCATATAGACCAATCTGACAATGGTGCAGCCATACCAGTTCTTTCTCTCGATCAAGCCGATACAAGTGATGGGTTTATTAACTTTATAGGTTCGGATAGAGGAGTAATAACTGGAGCAACTAACTCTTTAGAAAGCGTAAGAGTTGAAATTAATGGTGCTGTAAGACGACTAGCTTTATATGTAGATGCTTAAATTGGAGAACTAAATGCCTTACATTGTAACTGGAGAATCTGATAGTCAGAAGGTTGATTATGCAGATAGAGAATATGACTACGAATATCCCTATGGTCTTGATTTAAAACCTGGGTCTGACTTCCACAATGCTTTGCGTAACAAGACCTGGCAACGTGCTCGTGAATCAAGGAATGAGATTAGTAAGCGTTTTCCGGCCTGGAATGAAATAGATAGAAAAATGACTATTTATATTCCATTAAAAGATAAGGAAGAAGCTTTACAGCGAAAAGATCCATCAAAGCCTGTCTCCATTGTTTTTCCTTATAGCTATTCAATGCTTGAGGCATTACTAACTTACCTCTCAATGGCATTCTTTCAAGACCCTATGTTTCAATATGAAGGGGTAGAAGATGATGATACAATAGGGGCAATGTTGATGGAGTTGGTTATTAAACTCCATTGTATTAAAACTAAAGTTCCCTTAGCTGTACACACAGTCTTACGTGATTCTTTGTGTTATGGTGTAGGTATTGGAATCCCAGGATGGAAAAGGATATATGGCAAAAAGCCTATCAGGTCACAGATAATTACCCAATCTGAACTTGGCAGTCAAAACACTGGCCAATTAGAATTTATTGAATCTTTACTGTTTGAAGGAAATAGCTTAAGTAACATAGACCCTTATATGTGGCTTCCAGATCCTTCTGTTTCATCTAACAATACCCAGGATGGTGAGTTTAATGGATGGGTAGAACGTGATAATTTAATGAACTTACTTTCTGAAGAGAGTCAACCTAACTCTGGAATGTTTAATGTTAAGTATTTGAAGGAAAGAAAGAACAAGAAATCTTCTTTATCAACTGATCAATCTGATCGACAAGTCAAAGTCGGTGGACAGTCTAATATAAGTGCTGGTGTATCAGGGTCTACAAATCCAGTTGATATAATTAAGATGTATGTTAACCTGATTCCAAAAGAATGGAAGTTAAGCACAAGTGAAAATCCAGAAAAATGGTTCTTTGCCCTTGCCTCTGATGATGTGATAATCCAGTGTGAAAAGGCAGACCACAATCATGGAATGTATCCTATGGCAGTCGCTTCACCTGAATTTGATGGTTATTCGATTAGTCCAATAGGTAGGATGGAGGTCTTATCAGGACTGCAAATGACTCTTGACTTTTTGTTCAATAGTCACATTGCCAACATTCGCAAAGCTATTAATGATATGTTGATAGTTGATCCTTACCTTGTAAACATAAATGATTTGAAGAGTCCTGAGCCTGGTAAACTAATCCGTCTTCGTCGTCCTGCTTGGGGACGTGGAGTTGATAAAGTTGTACAGCAATTACAAGTTAATGATATAACTAGAAGTAATATAGGTGATTCTGGCTACATAACTCAATGGATGGATAGGATAAGTGGGGCTGATCAATCTATGCAGGGAGCTCTTAGAACTGGAGGTCCTGAGCGATTAACGAAGGGTGAATTTCAAGGTACTCGTGGAAGTGCTATTTCTCGACTGCAAAGACTTGCTATGCTTATAGGTATGCAGTTCATGCAGGACATTGGGACTATGTTCGCTGTCCATACACAACAGTATATGACACAGGAAACTTATGTTAAAATCACAGGCCGGTATGAAGATCAATTGAAGAAACAATTCGGCCCTAATGCACAGAGAATTCCTGCTTCTCCATACGATTTAGCAGTTAACTATGATCTAATCGTAAGAGACGGTTCAATCCCTGGAGGTAATTTCTCTGAGGCCTGGCTTGAGATGTTTAAAGTTATATCTACTGATGAAGTGTTAAGACAAGAATTTGATGTAACTAGAATCTTCATGTACATAGCTCAACAACTTGGAGCTAAGAATGTGGAAGACTTTCGTAGGAACGTGAATCAAGTACAGGGACAAACTATGCCTGACGAACAAGTTGAACAACAAGCTCAGGCAGGAAACTTAGTACCAATCGGAGAAATATAATGGAAGACGAAATAGTCATCAATGCAACTCGTAATCAAGTTGAAGAATTCAAAGAATCTTTCATATGGAAAGATATAGTTAATGAATTAGAAAGGATAGCTAAAAATGCTCAACTTGAATATGACATAGTTGGCGAACCTCACATTGATGATGAAGGGTTTAAAATAGTACCTAACTCATCTGAAACATTAATCCATCTTGGAGATATAAAAGGAAGAAGGAAGGCAGTTGCCTATTTCCTAAACATACCTAACATTCTTTTACAGATATTGGAGGATCAAGAAAATGACAATAGACGCAACGAAACCTGAAGATAGTGTTCTTGCTAGTGAACTGCCTTCATACATAAGAGCAAATAGGGCTGAAATGAACTCTATAAGTGTTACTGGTACAGGCGCAGTTGGGGCTGTCACGCTTGATTGTTTAGCTGCTGTATCATTGACTGTTGGAGTTGAACTTAGTCTTGAAGGATTTGAAACTGTAGTTGTGTCCAGTACAGGCGCTGCCCTTTTAGCGACCATTCTTGATGGAATTCAAGGGCAGATTAAGATGTTTGTGTTTCAAGATCTTAATGTCACATTGCAGGATAGTACCACTAAAATCAATGGTACATTAGATCTAAACACTGCTCCTGCTAATGGAGTTTATACTCCGGCAGTAGGAGATGTAATTACATTAGTGAACATTGGTGGAGATGGTGGAGCAACTACTCATGGTTATTGGAGGGAAGTTGATCGTGCTGCTAGTGTGTAAGACCATTCAAAAATCGAACAATCTTTAATGGAGGTTAGCTATGGGAGAAGAAGGTGTGAAAACAGTTACTGAACAAATAGATGAGATGTTGAATACTGGAAATGATGAACCTGTTGTTGAATCAGATCCAGAACCAGAACCAGAGGTTGAGGTAGAGCCAGAGCCTGAACCGGAACCAGTTATTGAAGAACCTGCTCCAGAACCTGAACCTGAACCAGTCGTTGAGCCAGAACCTGAACCTGAACCTAAGGTCGAAGATGAACTTACAATCCTCAAGAGGGAAAATGAAGCACTTCG